TATACCAACCTTTAGACATAGTTTCTACTTTGTTTCCAACTAACTGTTTATTAACTGTTTTCTTTTCAGGATATTTTTCTGCTAATTTTTCAAATACTTCTCTTTTAATCATCATGAATCCTGTTGGCCCTGCAGTGATTTCTACAAATCCATCTTTTTCCATCTTAACATTATCTTTATCTTTAAAATGAACTATGAATTGTAACTGATGATTTTCTCCATAACCTTTAACTGGATATGGTGTTAATGCAAGAGGTACATCTTTTTCAATTAATCTATGTATTGCTTGTGGTTCAAATCCAATGTCCGCGTCTATAAATAAAAAATGCGTGCAGTCTGAATTTAAAAAGTATGCTACACAATTATTTCTAGCTTGTGTAACTAATGCCATCCCCGATTGAAGATGCATTGCTGTTGATATATTTAATTTTGGATGAGTTGTTGATATAAACTTCATCATACTGTTCATATAGTTTGTTGTAACCATATGACCAAATGCTGGTGTTGCTACGAATAATTTAATGTTTTTCTTTGTTACTTCTGACATAATTTAAGAATCCTTTCCATTCTTCTATTCTTGTTTCCCAAGAATAAAACTTTTTATAAAATTGAGTTTGTAATTGTGTATCTTCTTTGTACACTCCTGCCTTATAGTTATCCATCACATTGCCTAATGCATCTGCATAACTATTAACTAAATCTAATGTAGGATTAAATTCAATCATAGTTGCAAATTCAGAGCAAGTTTCTGGCAACGCTCCGTAATTCGTTGTCACTACATGACATCCAGCCATCATTGCTTCAATGGCCGCGATACATGAAGTTTCTTCAAATATAGACGGATACGCTAATATATCAGTTGTCTCTAATGCTTTTCTTATTTCTTCATTAGTTCCGTAGCCGATATAATTCACATTCTTTGTGTTCCTACACATATCAAATAAAGGTTTAAATTTAGCACCTTCTAATTCTTCAAATTTATCTCCATATATTTTAGTTGATGAATAAACATCTAATGTAAAATCATCTCTAGTTTTATTTAATTTCTCAATAGCTCTAATTAAAACACCTAATCCTCTCCATGGAGTTGATGTATATATTAACTTAAGACGCTCGTTATTCTTTTCTATTTTATCAAATGTATGTGTAGAATTTTTAATAACGAACGACTTGTATTCTGGAATCTTAAAATAAGTTCTGAATTTCTCAAATACCCAATGGCTATTATATACAAAGTAATCAACCGAATCTACAAATTTACGATCTTTCATGTATTGAACATTAGGTTGATCGTAGCTTAATTGCTGCCAAACTATATTGATTTTATCTTTTTGAATTAGATCTGGGTGACATATAGATGTAATTAAATTAATTCCATCTAATGATCCTTCTGGTAATAGACTTACCAATTGATCTTTTATAATTTCACTACCGCCTTTTGGTAACATACTCTTCTCTTTTTATCCTTTTTTTATTTGCAAATAACGCATCTATTTGTATTAAATATGTATCATTTGAATGATTAAAGTCAAGTATATCCATCATTACAAAATTTAACTTATTTAATTCTTCTATGACTTTTGCTATTAATGGAGCACCTTGATTATATTGTAATATACTTAATTCTAATATTAAAAATTTTGTATCTTCAATTATAGGTATAGCACCTTTTATAATATCAAGTTCTGATCCTTGAACATCCATCTTAATAAGATCATAACCTTTATTAGATCCAAGTAATGTTGGTAAAGTTATTGTTTTGGTTTTTTCAGGAACAAAAGTAGATGTGATATTATTTTCTTTATATATAGTATTTCCAGTTGTGTATTGATCTATTGATTTATAATAATCAACTTCTTTACCATCTGTATGACCAAGTAATGCTATTTTATAATTACCTAATTCTTTTAATTTTTCTTCTTTATCTTTATCAGCTTCTATCATTAAGATATCTGCATCTGGGAAGTAATGTTGGAATAATCTTGACCAATTACCTTCATGTGCGCCTATATCTAAAACGCTTTTAATATCCACGTTCCGCGTTGAAAGGAACGCGATTCTCTTCTCTAGGTTCGTCATTATGATTTATTGAATAACGATATATCTGGAACTATAATTTTAACATCACGTCTAATATCACTAGGATCAACAGTTGTATCAGCTTGAACTTCTGCTTCATCCTTATAGATGTATCCGGTCTTTAAATTTATAATTGTGATCTCTGAATCACAAAATACTTTTATTTCTTTCATTACGTTGTTAATGATCCTCTGTTCACTTCCATTATTGATACAATACCTGTTATATCTGTAGTGCTTGCTGAAGATAATAACAACGCATCTCTTTCTTGTAATATTATAGGACCTAAAGCTAAATTTATAGAAGTTTTAGCAGCTATATTATCAATACCAATTTGAACTGTTGTACTATTAATATAACTATAAACATGAGCAGATATAGTATGAGTACCTGTTGAATTTGCAAACTGTATAGTTTGAATGATAGCTCTTGCCGTAGCGTTGCAAGTGTATACGGTTGTATTAGCCGTAGTTGTTGGTTTAAAGATTGCGTTTTTATATACGTTAGACATTTTTCTTTATACTCTTATAAAATACCAAGATTCAGCTTCATTAGCATCTTGTACATCTTGTGTAAAGGTATTATTTAATTGTAGAACCATCTGCTCTAATGTTCTAATAATTTGATCCATCTGTTGTTGACTATATTCTACTGTAGCGTTTGCTAATCTTGGTTGATCTAGTTTTGACATTATCTTAAACCATCCTGTTGACCGTCAATCCTTAATGTACCGTATCTCCATTTAGTATCAACATCTGTACTTATAATTTTAATAGCAGCTTGACGTCCTCGCGCGCGCATATCAATTTTTGTTGTTGTAGAATATACAAGTGTACTTGATGCAACAGTTTGAACTGAACCTGGATATTGTCTAACTAGGAATTGCATATTAACTGCACCTTCTTGATTTTTGAAATCTGGAATGTATCGTTTAATAAATAAAGAATTATCTCCATCTACAATATCAACATCACCTGAAGTAATGAACGCTGTGATTGCAGTAGTATCATCATTAGTTCCTTTTTCTTGATCATATAAAGTAGATACACCAGCTGTTAAACCAATAACTGTAGGTTGAGCAAGTGTTGTTGAATTTGGCATATATTTAGTTGCAAGTGGATTTGCAAATACGTCTTTAGAAGCCCATGTTGTTCTAGCTAAAGTTCCAATAGTCCATAATCTTTCAAGATAATTATAAGTCACTACTTTATCTATTACTGTAGATCCTGTTGATGCATAGAACCAATTAACTTCTGAAAATTCAAGATTAACTCCAGCATAGATTGTAGCATGTTCATCAGTATTTAAATCTTGAAATACATAATCTTGTACTGAACAAGGTATTTGTTTTACTACCCCGTCAAATAGATAGAACGCACCGTCGGCGATCCAATAGACAACGTTTTCCGCTTCTACTGCTGAATGTATTCCTAATGCACCACAGTTTGTACCAATTTGTTTAAATGAGAATGTAAATGGTGGGCCTACAAACTGCATAGAATGAGCCGATGTATTAGTTAAGATTAATATATCCCCTCTTGTTGGAACTGCAGTTACAATTCTGTTACCTGATGATAATCTTTGAAATCCAGCTGTGTTAGTTGCATTTGGTATAAAGTCTGTAATAGATTCTTGCGATCCAAAAAGCACTGACATTGGATCATAAGTTGTAGTTGATCCTGGTGTTGTTTGTGTACCAAGGAATATAACGTGTCTATCTCTTGGAGATACTGTCATATAATTAGATTGTGTTGGAGCATTAGCTAATAATGTAGCTCTAGTATTTCTTGCAGGTAAAAATGCTGATGTATCAAAGTAATAAGTTTTACCACCTACAATTGTAGCTAATATATCTTCACCAAAGTTATCAATCTTCCATACTCTAGGATTAGCTGTAATAACTCCTGATGGTCTTGGTGTTCCCCACGTAGAAAAACTCCATGCTCCAGCTCCCCATCCATCACCAATTTGTGTAACATCTGTACCTACATTTATTTGAAATGCTGCACTTGACGCTGTACCTGATGTTGTAACTGCTCCTGGTGTTGCAATAGATGCAACATTAATTGTAAATGTATTAGCTGATTTAATCTCTTGAATTTCAAATTCTTGAGTCATATTAGAGTTTGAAATGTTTACAACATTAACTCCGGATACTCCTGAAAATGTAACAAAGTCCCCTACTACCGCTCCATTAGATGTCGCTGTAACATCCACGATCGTCGTTCCAGAAGTAAAGGAAAACACAGCGGGGATAGTCGTAGATAAAGGTGTGATGTCGTAAAAGTTGTTATCGTAATATAAATATAGTTTTCTATCAGTTCCTATTGCAGCTAATGAGTCACCAGCTAAATCGTTATAAGTGTGGATGTCTCGCGCAACTCCAATTAAGTTGTTACCAACTGCAGGTGACCATCCACCTATCTTTTCAGGAACGCCGTATCTAAAACGAACCATATCACAATCAACCCAACCTCCTTCTGCTCCGTATTGAGTGTTTTGTTTATCTATTCCTGGCTTAAATTGTAATTTGCTTAATGGCATAAAACCCCTAGTAAACGGGTTTTATATCACTTTTTAAACCAAGCGGGAAGTCCTAAATGCGGTCTACGATCGTATATATTTTCTTTAGATCCTTTAGTTTCAACATTATTGTAATGTAA